TAATCTTAAACTCTGCATCCTTTAAGATTCCAGCATCTGCCATAGCAGCCTGAATTCTGTTGTGAGACAGAGTACCGTTAGTCATGTTGGCACCAGCAAATGCATCAGCGTTGTCTTCAAAGACACCACCGTCAAATGCGAGGTACCAGTAACGTGCACACTCACCATGTCCGTAGGCAATGGTAGAAGGAGCAAACGTCTTCTTCTGCTGGTGCTTTGGACCACGGTTTGCAATGTAACCGTACTTAATCTTTTCAATAAGAGCGTCTGTGTCAATCCCAGATGTGTTAACAATCTTAGGTTCTACAGGCTTTTCCATTAACTGTGTTAGTAAATTTTTCATAATGCCACTTAGCGAATAATATACTTAAGTGCTGCAACCAAATTGTTGATTGCCTCAGCTGCCGTATAATAGATATTCTTCTTCGCTCTATCTCCCTTTTCTACGTTGGTTAACCAGGTTGCCTTAAACTGCATCTTAGCTGCGATAGCCTGTAGATGAACAATCTCAATGGTAGCAACCTGTAGAGGAATATCTGGTTTAATAATTAGTTTAGCTACAATCTCTAGGGCATTAGACAGATCTTCATCATCCATGAAGTCTGCAATTTCCTGCACCCAGTTGATTGCATCTATAGTGTTTTGTTGTTCCATTCTATCCATTATACCTTACTCTAGGCCTTTTGCCTAGTCAGCATCTTCTAGCATTTGTTCTAGTAGGTCTAGCTCTATTACTGCTAAGCGTGTCTTCGCATTACCCTCGCCAATTACCACTACAATGGCAGGATCTAGCCTGTTCTTGATAGCATCAGTAGTTGCCTTAGCCCAGACATCCTTGTTGATAGTGAAAGACTTGCCAACCTCTTTAAAGTCAACACAGAAGTTATGCCATGTGGCATCGCCCTTCTTCATGTTGCGACCAGAGTTCTTGTGCTGGGTAGCACCAATACGCTTAGACTCGCCTCGCTCACTCATAGTCTTCCTTGGTCTTTTTAGTTTGCAGATTGACTTCGCTCACATGCTTTTGCTTGCACATCCATGTCAGCTTCTTTTCAGAGGGGTAGCTACGAATTGTAGGTACCTCCTCACCACATGTTTGGCAAACAAACTTACCAGAATGAATGTTATAACGCCCCATTGAGCTTCTCCTCAATAGACTTGTATAGCTCCTGGTCCTCACGAACCTTGGTTACAAAGGCATCACGTCCCTGCACCTTAGAACCATCTGGCATGATATACCAAGCACCTGTACGTTCTACAAGACCTAGCATTTCTGCAGTGTCAACCATATCTCCTACAGCATCGACACCGATCTTGTCGCCACGGAAGTAGAAGTCGTACTCGCCACTCTCACCTGGAGGGGATGTCTTAGAGTTCAAGATCTCCCAACGAACACGTCGTCCAACCTTTTGCTCAATAAGCTTGTCTCCAACAGGAATCTTGGCCTTGATAGCCTGACTGTCTGATGTAGAGGAGAACAGCTTAACAATAGTGGAAGACATGAATTGTGTTGTCAAACCACCTGTAGGCTGTGCTGTAGCGTACAAACCACCAATATTGTTACGTGACTGTGAGATAGCTACAATGAGTGCAGGCTTTACCTTGTTGTTAGCATAGTTAATCATAAGCCATGCGTGCTTAAGGTCCTTAGACTCTGCACCAATCTGCTTAGTGTTCTCTAGCTGCTTAAGTTCATCAGAGTCTTTCTCAAAGTATACCGCTGGCAAAAGAGAACTAATACTATCAATGACAATCATGTCTACGCCAGCCTTGAGTAGACCAACACAAACATCAACCATGTCGTTCATGCTACGTGCTTCAGAGTAGATAAGCTGCTCAGTGTTTACACCAAGACTCTTAGCCCACTCTTCGTCGTAAGACATCTCTGCATCGATCCATGCACAAAGCTTGCCTTCCTTTTGTGCCAAACCAATGGTCTGCAAGCACAGAGAAGACTTAGCTGATGACTTACTCCCCCACAGCAGAACCTGTCTACCATAGGGGAAGCCACCACCAAGTGCACGGTTTAGTCCTGGACTGGGTGTCTTCTGAAACTCAGTCTTAATACCAACAGCTGCAGAAATCTTCTTACGCAGCTTTGGATCAAGCTGTGCTAAAGCTTCTTCAATTGTTGTCATTAGTCCACCAACCCATTAATCTTGTCTGGCTGGAATCCAGACCACCATTCACCGTTAGCATTTACTACTGGCATGGCTTTAAAACCTTTTTCTACCAGCATTTCGTAGACTACTTCATCAGTAGTTGCATCAATTGTTTCGTATTCCAGTCCGAGCTTGTCAAGACTACGCTTAGTTGCCTCACACTGTACACATGATGGCTTTGTATATACTGTAATTGTCATTAGAATTTTACTCCATGCTTCTGTGGTCGTGACTTATTAATGTCAGTTTTATTGTTAAGTGCCACCTGCAATTGGCGGTCACCTACGTATCCGTTCTCCTTGAGACCTTCCCAAAGATCTAGGGTGCGAATAATGATGTCAGCCATTTCGTCTGCCACCTCTGCCTCGCCCTTGCTCTTTCGAATAGCCTCCATTACTTCTACAGCCTCAGATACAATCATCATAAGCTGCTTGGTAATAAAGATATCGTCTACTTCTTCTGGCCAAAAGCCCTTGTCTACTGCAATAGCATGCAGGTCTTTTGCCATTGTGTCTAATGTAATTGCAAACATTAATATACCTCATTCATTGTTATCGTGCCGTCTTTGGTTTTACCAAATTCAAACTTGTATGCGTTACCCTCTTTAACCTTCATGTAGGCTTTAGGGAACTGTGTTGGGAATACCGTCACAGAGTGCAGCTCACGAGCTGTATCTGCCAGAACCATGTAGGCCATTTTCTTGCCAGCCTTGGTTACACGAGGCTTAAAGGCAATGACATACATTTCATCGTCTGTGTATGGTAGTTGACGATAGTTTAGGAACTTAACAACGCCGTTGTCAGACCCCTTAGCCTCGTCTACAGGGATAGCAGATGTAATTCTGTTATCGCTAGCAAGGATAATGTATGTGCGACCTGCCTCGATAGTGGTCTGTTCGTCATCAAAGATACCAACAGTACCAGTCTTATCAAGGATCTCTACACGAGACCATCCCTTGCCACGCTTAATATTCTTAACCATTCCCATGAGGATGAATGCACCTTTTTCCTCGTACTCTTCTGCCTCGTTAATAAAGGCGTGGAAGTGTGGTGGAACTGAAATATTGAACTCTGGCAAGTTTAAGTACTCGTACAGGTTTTCACGAACCTCGTCATCATTACGTGGGTTATCTGGGAATGTAGCAGCACCAATCACACGAAGTGAGTTGAGTGCACGACTATTTACACCGTTACCCTTACCATATGTAAAATCTTCCAGCTCCTTGTAAGAGTGGAATGGACGAGCTGCCATGTACTTTTCTGCAATGTTGTTAGAAATGTACTTGATACCAGCAAGACCAAATCGAATACCCTTACCCTCAATCTTGAAGTCGATGTCAGAGTCATTGATGTGTGGCAACTTGATAGGGATACCCATACGCTTAGCCTCAATTAGGTACTCAGTACGTGCATCCTTGTCCTTCTCATTCTTAAGAAGAGCAAACATGAACTCAAGTGGGTAGTGGTATTTCATCCATGCAGTCCAGTAGGAAAGCGTAGAGTAAGCTACAGCGTGAGACTTGTTAAACGAGTAACCAGCGTGTGCCTCAAAGTCATGCCACAGGTCCTTAGCACCCTCTTCGCCTAGGTACTGAGAAGCACCCTTGACGAACATGTCTTCGAATTGCTTGAACTCTTTAGCATCCTTCTTCTTACCAATGATCTTACGAACCTTGTCAGCAGTAGCCATGGTCATTCCACCTAGCTCCACACAAGCCTGCATAACCTGTTCCTGGTAAAGGATACAGCCATAGGTGTCAGAAGTAAATGCCTTCATCTTTACGTTGCGATAGTCAACATTCTGCTTACCGTGCTTACGTGCAATGTAGTCTTTACCAATGGTATTCATGGCACCTGGACGAACGAGAGCGTTAGAGGCTGCTAGTTCATCTAGATTCTTTACCCCCATTTTTACCAGTAGGTTGGTGTATGGTGTGGCTTCACACTGGAACACGCCCTTGGTGTGCCCTGCAGACAACATCTCGTAGACTTGACGGTCTTCCATGTCAATCTCTAGTGGCTTAATCTCTACACCGTGACGTTCCTTAATAATATTAATAGTGTCGTCAAGTACAGACAGAGTCTTAAGACCCAGAGCATCAAGCTTGATCAGACCGATACGTTCTGCCTCACCCATGTCTACAGCAACAACAGGAATGCGTTCCTTGGTCTTTGGGTCTGAGCGAGTCTCCATTGGGGCATACTTGAAGATAGGCTCCTTTGCAGTAACAACACCAGCAGCGTGAATACCAGTACCACGAATACGACCACGGAGCTGTTCTCCATATTGTTCTACCTCTGGGTACTTCTCACGGAACCAGGCAGTGGTCTTAGAGGTGCAGTATTCATCCCAGGTGTCAATAGTCTTTAGCACCTTGTTAACATCAGTCAGAGGGATATGTAGCACACGAGAGATGTCTCGAACAACACCCTTATCCTTAAACGTAAGGAAGGTGGCAATAGACGCAACGTGACGGTATTGCTTAACTAGATATTCTTTTACCTCGTCTCGACGAGAGTCCTGGATATCAGTATCAATATCTGGAAAGTCATTTCGTTCTGGATTAATAAAACGGAAGAACAAAAGTCCATGAACAATCGGATCAATATCTGTAATACCAAGAGCATAACAAAGAAGACTACCAGCAGCCGAACCACGCCCAGGACCAACACGAATACCTTCTTTCTTAGCCCAGTTAATCATGTTGCGTACAACCATGAAGTATGGGGCAAACTTCTTGTCTTTAATAATCTCTAGTTCTTCATCCAGACGTGCAAGGTACTCTTCGTTACCCTCAAAACCACGTGCCTTCAAACCTTCCAACGCCATAGAACGAAGTTCCTCGTCTGGCTTAAGGTACTGTGCTGGAAGCAAGTCTAGGTGGTCCTGAATGTTATAGTCTTCTACCTTGTCTGCAATCTCTAATGAGTGCTGGTAGATGTCTTCACGATCAATACCCTGGGCTTCCATATCACGCTTCATTTCCTCATAGGAAAGCAAGTGAATATTAAACTTGTTAAACGACATCTGACGGTCTGCACCATACAGATAGTCGAGGCGTTCCATGAGATTTTCTTTCTCACGAGACTTTTCGAAGGTTGCACCCTTCTCAATCTTGTTTGAGTAGGTGTTGAGAATCAGCTTGAGTTCCTGAATCTCCTTCTGACCAGTGTGTGAGTGGTGGCAGTCTGGAGTTACAACGGCCTTGATACCGTACTCGTCTGCCAAGTCCAACAGAGTCTTGTTAATCTCTGGTGCATTGTGAGGCATTACCTCAATGTAATAGTCGTCACCAAATACACGGTGGAACCACTCAATCTTTTCCTTAGCTACCGCCAGTTCACCAGTCTCAATAGACTTAGCTACGATACCACTGGGACAAGCAGAAGTTACAATAAGTCCTTCGCTGTACTGCTCAAGAACTTCAAAGTCAATACGTGGCTTCTTAAAGAAACCTTCTGTCCAAGCAATCTCATTAAGCTTGTTAAGGTTTTCCAAACCTTTCTCGTTCTTAGCGAGAATAACAATGTGGTTATAAACCATGTCGAGTACGTGCTCACGCTCTGATGCATCACGGTGATCGAATCGGTCTTGTGCCATGTAGCCCTCTACACCGAGAATGGGCTTAATCCCTGCTTCCTTAGCAGTACGGTACATTTCACGGTGTCCAGATAGTGAACCGTGGTCCGTAATAGCAATAGCTGGCATACCAAGCTCTACTGCTCGGTCCACATATTCCTGTGGCGTTGCGATGCCGTCAAACAACGAATAGTGAGTGTGAACGTGAAGTCCAACGTAGCTCATGTAAATCTCTCTCTTGTAGTGGGTGTTGAGGGCCGCCAGTACTCTGGCGACCCCCAGGTTTGTTACCAGTCGGTGTTAGACGAGGTGACAGAAGTGCCACCGTCAAAACCGAGATAGAAGGCTTCCTGCTCTGCATAAGGAATCTTATTCAGTGCTGCCTCCAGTGGGAATGGCTTCAGCTCTCCCCAGTTGAATGGCTCTGCATCAGGTGCAGATGGGATCAGGGTGTAGCTGGTCTCAGTACCCTGACCGTTACGCTTGAGCTTCCAAGTGAGGTTGGAAATACTTCCAGTCTCAAGTGCGTACTCACGGATGATGTTGAACGAAGACTGCTTCGATACACCCATCGACCAGATAGCTACGTATGGCTCTTCGATACCGTCGTCAACAAGGACGTTGCAGTAGAAGCGGAGACGACCACGCCATCCAGCCTTGGGGTCCTTCTGGTGCATCTCTTCTGCCCAGTCACGACCCTCTGTGTCCATGGTGTCTACAGCTTTGCGACGGTAGTCCTTTGGATTGGTGTGTTCCTTGACAACAAGTGCCAGACCACGCTCAGGGTCATAGTTGGCAGAGTCTTCATCCAGCTCTTCGATAAAGCGGATCTTGACAGACTGACCATCTGCAAGCTTGAGCCAGCGAACACGTGGCTTGTTTTCATCATACTTTGGCTTATCAAGTAGTGCGTTGATATTCTTTAGCCCTTTAATTACACTCATATTATTCTCCTTAATGTGTGTTTTCCTCAGTGGGATTATTAGTTTAGCATGGCCTGAATAGATTTGTCAAACCCTACAGCAAGCTGCTTGATTGATTCATCATCCATGTCGCCAATATCTTTGTATTCTTTATTTAGTTGTACGACAGTTACACGAGAGCCAAGCTTTTCTACTAGCTTATCTTTCATATTGCTGCCTGCTTCATCGTTATCAGCAATAACAATTACGTCATTGAAATATTTTTGAAGAAGTTGGATTTGAGTACCATTAACACTGGCACCCAGGGTAGCCACTGCTGGCATACCACACTGATCTAGGCGAATAGCATCAAATGATGATTCGACTACATATACTTGCCTAGATGATTTAACTCTATGTAGATTGAATAGTACCTTGCTCTTAGGTAGCTTGGGTGTATTCTTAAACTCTTTACCCTCGATAGATCGACCTACAAATCCGACACACATACCATCTGGTGTATGTACTGGAATAGTAACCATATCTTGTTTTTCAGAGTAACCAAGCTGAAACTTTTCAACAGACTGACGAGTAATAAGTCTTCCAGAGTAGTAACGCTGTGCTCTTGGTGACTCTAAAGCAGCACTATTTAGTCGCTTAACGGTAAACTCGTCAAACTCTACAAACTCTGGCTGTTTATCTAATTTATTATCTACAAGAGTAGAAATGTCAGTCTCTGTTTCCTTGCTCTTAATGTATCTTGCTGCCTCAAAGTATGTTCTACCAGAGGTGTGCATGATTAGCTCTATAAGGTCACAGGCTTTATGACATGAGAAACAGAAAAAGATTCCAGATGACTTATCAACTTCGCCTGCAGGAGTACGGTGGTTACCGTGGAAAGGACAGAATACGATGTAGTCAGAGTCTACCTCAGACTCAATATTTATACCACTTCCGACGAGGACACGCTTGATCTGCTCGTCTGTGTATAAATCACTCGTTGTTCGTCTATTCCTAATATCCATTCGCTCTTCTTCTTTCCTACATATACGCCATACATTGATAACTTAAATATAAAGTATTCTTTTTCTTCTAGATAGTCTATTGTAAAGTCTGGGTTAATGTCAAGTCTTGGCACATACCCTGACAATCGCATCTCCATAGTGATCAGACGAAGATACTCATTCTTGAGTCTCCAAATTGCTGATTCATCATGGATGTTGCCATCAAGACTAAATCTCTTGACAGCTTTGTGGTGCAGATTGTCCATACAACCATTATACTAGCTATTGTCTAGATAGTCTGCCGCTTGCCTTATTTTTAATTATCCTCGTAGTCTTTATAATGGTACCAACCCTTATCGAAGTCTACCTGAATAAGGAACTCACCCATAAAACCATTACGGTTCTTGCGAAATACACACTCAATAATATCAGAGTTTGTACCACGACCAAGAGCCATAACCCAGTCAGCATCGTATGCAATCTGACGAGACCAAGCAGTCTGACCCAATGTAGGAACAGTATCTAACTTGTTAACGTCATCTGGTGTTGCAGATGAAATAGCTATGATGGGAATCTCTTCACTAATAGCGAGAAGCTTTAGCTCACGAGAAAGGTTCTTCATACGTACCGTTTCGCTGTCTGCCTTGGCGTTGGGAGACATAAGCTGGAGGTAGTCTACAATAACCATGTCTGGCTTGTACTGATCGATTTTACCACGAATAACTGAGGGAGTTACCTCTCCACCAGAATCATTAGAGATAATGTGGAACTCTGGCTTGCCCTCTAGGTTACGCTTGTGCCAATTGCGAAGATCTTCTGTCTCTACGTTACCTGCAGAAAGTTGACGGTGTGACCATGTACCCTCACCCATAATAGTGAACACACGGTTACGAACTTCTGTCTCAGACATTTCAAGGCTGATAACTAGAGGTGATCGTCCCTGCTTCCACGCCTGTACCGCAAAGTAAAGCGAGAGCCAAGACTTACCAATACCAGGGTAAGCAAGAAATACCCCAAGCTGACCAGGTGTGATACCAGCAGGAAGGTAATTATCGAATCCAGGAAGTCCTGTCTTAATACCAATCGAACCAGCCTCCTGTGCCTTCTTTACCTGCTCATAATATGCTACAGCAGACTCAATGTCAATGACATCAATATCTCTAATAATAGCAGTATTCTTCTTAAGCTCAGAAGTCTTAGAAATTAGGTGCTCAAGTGCTTCAGTACCCTGTCCACTCTGAACTTCTGTAGCAGCACTACGAAGAATGTCCTTGAGGCTATCCTGAAGATACTCACCCTGCAATTCTTCTAGGTGATGCTTAGTAGCACCAACACCAGACACAGGCTCAAAGTCACGGAACTTATCCACAACCAATGAAGATGGTGGCGTTGAACCATTCTGCTCAAAGTAGTTGCGGATAAACGTCCAGATATCGTTATGGGTACGCAAGATGGTATCTACGTTAGCCTGCAGCAATACGTGAATCTGCTTATCTTCTAATACTGCAGAAATCAGTTTAGACTCTGTATTACTCATTTAGCCACCTCTTAGCCATCTCTCTACGTTCACGACGTTCTTTGTCGTCTTGTTCTTTATTTGCCTTTGACTGAATAATCTCACTTGCATAGTTTGAGAAATATTTCCAGTCTGGCTTAGTAGCATTGTTAAAGTAATAAGCTAGAAGCTCATAACAAAACTCTAAGCCATACGAATCAACGAGTGCATCAGCAGCCCATTGTTCAGCCCACTTGTTATATGTTGGCTTTACCTCGTAATGAAATAGGTAGTGCTTGTCATACCTACTAAGCAAAGCCATACGGTCTTTGCGGTCTGCCATTACTCTGCGATTTCGCCTTTAGCTTCACGAACCTTCTCGGTGAGCTTCTGCTCTACAAACGCATATACACGGTCAAATGCCTGATCTACGTTCTCTCCATCACGACGTGAGTCTACGACACCCAGGTCTACACGCAGTGACTCAAAGTTACCGAGGTTAAGTGTGTAACCAAGCGTAACGCTTACTTTGGTGTTTTCGTTTTCCATTTGTTTCTCTCTTTCCACTTTACAGTGTTTCGGACCAGACTGGGATGAATTCCCCGTCTGAATTCTTCGTATAAGTCAGTATACCATTACCCATTCTGCGAGTCAACTCTTGTCTCGTTGGGGTAACATCATTATTAATTAGTCCATCCTTGCGAGGACGTCCCATACTGTACGTTGCAAGTATATCACGAATCTCAAATACTTGCGACTCTGAGTAATAAGCCTTAATTTGCCAACCACGTTCTTTGTTAAGTGCTGCACCTGTTGGGATTGGGATCACGCCCTTCTTCATCAGGAGTGGCATATACTTTCTGTGCCTGTTTACTAGCATGGCTGTTTCTTTAACAGTATAAGCTTTCTCACGATTCTTTTTGAAATCAGAAAGCAGGCAACTTTCTAGCCTACCCTCGTTAACATTATATACAGAAACAATTCCGTTTGATCTATTAAGGTGATGGATGCGAACAAGATCGCCATTTAGAAACCACAGCTTTTGTGCACCCTTAATAACGGGAAGATCATTATACTCTTCTCTAGAGATCATTTCAGTCCTATACTGGGATACCGATAATTGTTAGGTTGACTCTGACAGATGCTTCACCAGGTGTGTTAAATTTAACTACCCCGTCAACACGGCCAGTTGTAATGTCTGTAATAACAACGGTGGTATCTTTACCAGCTGTTGTCTTTGCAGAACCAGTTACATATGGTGTAGCTGTGACGATTGGTGGGTAAGCAAAGTCAGAGTATGGATAGCTAAAAGGCTCTTCTGTGTTACTTGCATCTTTCTTAACAATATCAACATAACCACCAACAATGCGTGAGTCAGATGTGCGAACAACCTGCTTACCACTTGTCTCAGTGTCAATGGTAGTGTACTTAGCATTTACAGGAGAAAGCTGATTAGAAAGATTATTGATGGCATCAGCCAACTGATAGATATAAGAAAGATCTAGTGGTTGACCACGATCTGGAAGAGGTACTTTAGCCATGTATCAATTATATCATGTAACGGTAATTTCGCCAGACTTATATAAGAGTATCTGTTCTCTTGGGTCTCCCACACCAGTAGACCTGGTTGGAGTTGTTTGTCTGGCATATATTTCTACCTGCAACCTGTTTGTTCCAGTATGCACTGTGGTTACCCCAGTTGTTGGGTTTGTATAATTAAATGAAGTTGGTCTAGTTAGCGACAAGCTTGTCTGGGTAATTCTTTGCTGATAAGTCCAGTCACCGTCTTGGCCACTGCTATACCACTTTACCCAAATATCATAACCTAATGCCTTAACAATAAAATTATTATTTATATACGCTGACACTGGCTCCCAAGATAGTGTAATAATTCTCGACCCACCACTTGTTACAACATTATGATAAATTGCAGATCGAAGAATCTCTAAACCTGTTAGTGGATCAATTGGCCTACGAAAATCAAAATTGTTTGTGACAGCGTATACTGGTGACCACTGGGATGTACGGTTACGGTCATCTGAGATTACCCGATACCTTGTGTAGTAACCGAGCTTTCCGTCAATCAGCGTCAGTGGAGGAAGTGATGGGAGGGGGACAGTCGTTTTTTGAAGACCACTTTTACCAGCCATGCTACATCACATCCAGGCCAAATCTAAACTCAACTAGATTGGAAGTGTTTGCCTCTTTAACAATTGGTCGTCCATCATCCGTTTTAATGACAGTATATCCAGTTAGACCATAGAGAGGATTAAGAGTAGATACATTTTCAAGTCTGAGAGCATCTAGTGCCATATAGTAGTTTGAGGTTGGACCTTCGATAGTTGCAGAAGACAGTGCTGATGTGATGTCTTGAATACCAGCCTTAGCAAACTTAAATGTTTTTGAATTGACAATATCTGTAATAACGTGTGTTCCGTTAAACAAACCGTTATTTTCATTGGTAATAGTTACCTTAGATCCTACAGCAAATCCATGATCTTGTACTGTAGTTACTGTTGCTTTTTGAGTAGCATTATCGTAAGATCTTGTGTCACCAGTCAGGTTGTCAAAAATTGAAACATAAACTCTAACAAGACTTGCTGCACCCCACGAGAACGATGTACCCTTAACAAGTTGTCCAAGCTTAGATGTAGCAATATTATATCTGTTTGCATCCAAGCCAGACGTAATTTCTACCTGCATTCTGGCAAAGTTTTCTGGGTCCTGTGTTACACTTTCTTCTGGAGAAAACACAACAGTAGCATAAAGTTTTGACGGAGACAGAGGGTGTGTCTCACTCTTGCTTACAACAGAGAATGCCAACTTTAATTCATCTTCTGGAGAGTTTTGACTTAGATTAAGAGACGTACCTGCAAGGTGAATGTGCTTTGCATAGTTTTTGTTTTGATCTTCTGTACCGTCGGAAACTACAATAAGGTTTGAACCACTCTTGGCTATCTGAGATGTGTTGCCTGGAACGTAAATGGCAGTATTAAGGAATCGACATCTTTCAAACCTACTAAGTCTTGCATCAGAATCAAAAAGTGCGTTATCTGAGGTAGCACGAAACGCAGGTGCTACACCTAGGTTAGGGTTAATTGTTCCGCCAGCAACACCTGCAGAAAGTGGTGTAGAGATTGTTGCACCAATACCAATTGCTGAAGATGTACCATGGTACTCCCAGTTTTCTGTTTCTGCAAAAGTATAAAGCATACGACTGTCTTTATTGGTTGCAGATGGATTTGAACGAGCAGAGTAAATTCCTACCTCAGAAATCTCATATCTTTGTTCTGTAGGTAACTCTGCTGTTAGTGTTAGCTTTGTGACTCGTCCAGTTACTGTACCGCCAGAAGTCCACACACCTGTAGCCACACTTTTAACTGTAAATGTTGCAGATGTTGGTACACTATAAACCACAGCATTTGAAATGTTGTAACCAGAAATATTTGTGCCAGCAATATCTACTACATCTCCAGGAGCAAATCCGTGAGCTGTTGTTACGGTATATGTAATCAGCGTTCCGTTACCTATTGCACCCGAAACTGTTAGGGTGTTTGTATCAAGCTCTGTAATGTATCCTCGTGAAATAATTGGAATACGGAACATCTCAAAATCCATGGATTGCTTTTGTGCAAAATCTGCCTGATATGGTGCCAACGAGTCTGTTGTATTGAGTGGCTTAGTTCCACAACCA